GTATTAGGCATCTCTTTAAAATTTTAGTTTGTATTCCGTTTTTATAAATCCTTTGTTATAATCGTCGCTATAGCCGGCTACTGCCCCCTCCCCATAAAATTTACCATCTGTTAGGTCGCTCTCCAGGGTATCGCTTAGGGCTGCCGCATCTAAGATATTGCTGGCGTATACCCATATACTCACCGCATAATCCCCCAGGCCGTCCTTAGTATAACGATTTACCCTACTGGCGGTATATAGCACAAACTGGCCGGCGGTTTCCACCGGGGCCACTACAGGATATACATTATCCGCATCCAGGCTAGCCATTACGCTGCTGGCCGTTATCTGCTGGTATATATATGCCAGGATCCCCTCCATTAACTCGATAGTTTATTTATTTGCCGCTGCAGGGCTTTAGCTACCCGCCGCTGCAGGTCGCTAGTTACCTGCCCCCTGGTAGATCGGTAGGCTTTTTCCATAAAGGGGTTAGGGGCCGCATCCCTGTTGGCGGTACCCTCATGCACGAAATGCCCGTAATAGCCGTCATATTTTTTACCCTTACTCCTGGGGCCTACATATAGTACCGCATTTTCCCGGCCCAGGCCTCGGCGGCCAGTTATATGGTTAATGGATTTTTTTAAGTTTCCAGGCTGGTAAGTAGCCAGTACCTCCCCGGTACGGCGGCTATATCTGCTATGGGGTTTATCTCCTACCGGGGCCGCATTTCGGGCCGCTATAATAGTCGGCCTGGCACCTGCCCGCATGATTTTTAACATTTCCCGCTTTTTTAGCTTATCGGGCAGCTGCTTTATTTTAGCCTGCAGCTCCTTAAAACCCTCTATTTCGACTATTTGCTTACTCATGTATTTTAACTTTAAGCCGTAGCTGTTGGCGGCCTATTGGCTCCACATGAAAAACATCAAATTTCCGGCCCTGATCTACCAGCTCCAGCTCCACCCCCTCGGCCATGATCGCCGCCTGGTAGGGTATTATATAATCCCGCTGGGTTATATGTACGATCTTACCATCTAGATGCTCCCTGCCGCTTTTATCCTCCATCGCCGCCCAGTAATGGCCTTTAGATATTTCTACCTGGTCTAGTTTCTCCCCTATGCTATTCTTTTGCACCTGGTAGCCTATGATCTCCACCCGGTAATTACGCTGGCCGGTCGCTGCTATTTTATCCATTTCGGTAGGCTCTTAGTAAGTTCATAGCGCTACGGTTATCTTTTAGCGGTCTATCACCCCGGTAGGTATAAAAATCGTCTACCAGCAATAGCATCGCCTGGCGGATCTCTTTAGGTATATCCGCTACCGCCCAGCCTACTGTAGTGGTTATCTCCACCGCATCCAGGCGCTCGGGATCCAGGGGCAGCCCCAGGCTGCTCTCCCTTATTATTAGCATAGATCGGGTAGGGCCAAAATTATAAAGCTGGTACTGGCCGCTATCTAATACGATCGGGCTAAGCTCCACCCCCAGGGGCCAGTAGGCTACCTGGCTAACTGCCGTTACCGGGCCCACAGGAAAGTAAAATTTATTTTTCCACTCGTTAAGGCCAAAAATTACCCCCGTTCGCTGGGCGATCGGCCCGCCTATATAATTCTCCGCCGCTGCTACCGCTGCATCTATGCAGTCAGATATTACCGCATCCTCGTTATCATGCTCTATGCGTAGCTGGGCTTTAGCATCTATCAGGCTTATTACGGTGGCCTCTTCCCCTATCGCCGGTATGGTATACGTTATAGCCATTACTCTACCTCTTTTATACAGCCGAAGGCTTTAGCCTCCTGCAGCTGCTTTTTATCCATCTTAGGATCTTTAATAACCTGGCCCACTCGGTAGGATAGCCCCAGCCAGGCTACTGGCTTTAGGATCTCTACCGTTAATACTTTTTTAGCCCTGCTTTTGCGGGCGGTTTTCTTTTGATCGGCCATTGTATTTTCCTTTTTTTTCATGCTCTACTTTTAAAAAAGGGGCCGGATTTTATCCGCCCGGCCCCTTACTACTAACCAACAAAACATACTAACCTTACCTAGTATACTGTTTTTTATGGGGTATCTACCGCATTAAAGTAGGTATTAGCCGCAAAAGCTCCAGGCTGGGCTATAGCTACATCTGCATGCGCATTAAGTTCCAGCTGTACGCTGTCGCTTAGGCTGGCCGCATACGGATTAACAAATACCGAAATTGGGCCCCACTCGCCTACAAACAGCTGGCTCCAGTCCCCAAATATCAGTACCTCGTTACTGTTTAGCTGCGGTACATGGGTAGAGGCTTTAAAGCGGTAGCCCAGTAGGCTATCCATAGCCTCCTTTATAAAGCGCCCGGATCCGCTGCTGATCTCGGTAGTATCGAGTAGGTGCTGTACCGCTGGGCTTCCCAAAAAGGCCAGGCTTTCCATAGAGCTATTAGCCTCTAATACCAGCTTAATAAGCTCCGCTACCAGGGCCTTAGTAGGTACATCGGCATCGGTACTACTACCAGCTCCTATACCGGCGTTATTTAGCACCCCCTCCGGCTCGTTACTATTGCCGCTGCCGTTGATCGCTGCGGCGGATAGGGTAGAATTATACCCCCTAATAATGTTATTACGTACAATCGCCTCGGCATCAGCGCTAGACTGGATAAGCAGCCTATTGGATACCTGCACCGCTGCCCCTACTCGCTTAGGGCTTAACGTGGGGCCGGTCATGGTCTGTTTACTAGGTGTAATGGCCCCGGTTTCCGTTAGCCAGTTAAAGGCGTAGGTACCTGCTACCGGTAGCGGGATCCCGCCCCCTGATAGGTTACGCATATAATTTACCCCTAGATCCTCCAGGATACTGCCGGCGGCAAAGCCCATTTGCACCCTGGGCGGCTGGTCTACTACCAGGCTGCCCCCGTAGTTACCGCTATCCTCGGTTACCGTTTGGGCTGTCGCACGTAGGGCGGCCTGCGGGATCAAAATAGCATTTTCTCTGATCTCGGTTTTAACCCCGCTTTGGCGGTACTCTTCCAGGCCGATCTCGTGTAGTTCTTTCTCCGCTCCATCCAGGGAATTACTGCCCCCTCGGTAGATCGCTTTAGACAGGCTGGCCCGCTTAAAGATATGGGCCTGCTCCCGCTGCTCCGGGGCTGGCTCATTAGATCCGGCACCTCCGGCCAGGCTTGCCGCCCTGGCGGCCATCGCCTCCCGGCGCTCCTGGGCCTCTATTTTGCCGTCTAGCTCCCGTACTTCGGCCTCTAAGGCATCAAATTTTTCCTGCTCTTCCGGGGTAAAATCCCTGTTTTCGTCCTGCTCTGCAGCTTTTATAAGGCCGCTAATATCTTCCATTTTGGCCGCCCGCTGCTGCTTTAATTCATCACTTTTTTTCATTTCGCTATTTATTAATTAATTGTAAGTATTTAAAGCGGGCTATATAAAGGCCCTTTTTTCCTGTTTCTACCGGCGGATCCGCCTTAAAAGCCTCGGCATGGCTCCGCTTTGCTATAGTGGTATCCGGGTAGGCTGGAAAAGTTACCGGGGATACATCGTACAGCCGCTCTACTTTTGTGATCGTTCTAAGATCCGGGCTATTGCCCTCGCCATTTTCCCAGCTTTCAGATTTTACGGTAAACCCAAAGCTGCACTGTGTTATATTGCCCAGCTCGATATTTCTAAGCAGATCCCGGCCTATAGTGGTATCGGGTATTTCCAGCTCAAAGCCCAGGCCCGTATCATCGGTAAAGATCCTGGCGCTGCCTTTGCCGTTATTGCATCGCCCTACTATTTGGCTCGGATCGTGATTAATTAGTACCCGTACATCATCATCCAGCACATCATCAAAAGCGCCGGGCGCTATCATTTCATCAAACCAGCCCAGGCTAGTCCGCACGTTATAAAGCGCCGCATAGCCTCGGATCGTTTCGGTTAGCTTTCCATCGTCCTGCTCCCGTACCTCCTTTTTTATTTCGGGCTCTAAGTAGCGCCGCTCGGCCCCTGGTGCCAGCTCTTTCCTTTTGTCTTTATTATTCATCTTGTAGCGTTTTTTCGATCTCTTCCGGCAGCTTAGTATTTACCGGGGTTAGCGCCTGATCCAGGCCGTCTAGCCTGTTCATCTCTTCAAATTCCCGCACCTCGTTACGGGTATATACCCCACTAAATACCATTTTACTATAGTACTCCGCTTTAGCCTGCAGATCGCCCCGCAGTAGCACGTTATCCGAAAATTTTACGTACAGGCTATCCTTTTCCTGGCGGCTAAATATTTTGCGGTTATACTCGTTATGCCATTTCTCTGCCCAGGGCTGTATAGAGTTATTTACGTGGTCTATCGCATCCTGATAGGCGCTGCTGTAGCTGTTATGGCTGTAGTCCTTTACTTTTATCGGGCTAATGTTTAAAAAGCGGCATATATCCAGTACCGAAAATTTGCCCTGCTCGATCAGCTGGGCATCCTGCATATTTAAGGTAATGGGCTTATACCGCATACCCTCGTCTATAACGGCGGTTTTTATTTTTTCGCTGCCGCTGGATAGCTTGCTATTTATAGCCTCTTCTATTTTCTTTTTGGCCTCGGCCTGGGTTATGGCTTTATCCGTTTCAACGATCCCAAAGCCTAGCCCCCGGTTTTTATAATTGTCATTAGTAAACTCCTGGGCGCTTTTAGAAATATTTAATACCTCCCCGGCATAGTCTATAATACTGCGGCCCTGGTAGCCGTTATCGGTATGGCCCATGATATGGATAACCTCCGGGCCGGTAAATACCCCTAAATCGGTAAGATAGAATACCTCCCCCTGGTACAGGACTATATCCCGGATCTTATCCGGGTGTATAAAATGTATAGCCACTAGATCCCCTAACTGGTTACGCTCCTGGTAGGCCAGGCCGTTACCTCTATGGATAGCGCTTAACATCATTACCCAATGAAAAGTAAAGCTATCCATTATCGGGTTAGGCTCCCTGGAAATAATAAAGCTGGCCGGGTGGGCTACTTTTTGGCGGCCCTCTTCCGTTTTTTGGTATACTGCTTTTGGTAGTTTGGCTATATCGTTAGCCAGCTGGTTTACCGCATTATAATAGGCGGGTATTGTTAAGGCTTTGGCCTTACTGATCCCTCCGATCCCCAGGCTGGCGCCTGCAAAGATCCGCCCCAGGCTGCTAGCCGCCGGTAGGTTTCTACTTTCCGTAGATACGGGGCTGGTCATTCTCTTTAGTACATCTACAAAGCCGGGCATTAACCTAAATTTTTGATAAATCTAGGCCGGTTAAAATAGTTTTTAGGTAAACATTGTTTACTTTCTTAAAGGCGGCGTATAGAGTAGATAAACCAGTACAGGGCCAGCACCAGGATAAAAATAAGTAGTAAAGTAATAATTAGGTAGCGCAGCCAGTTGCTATAGATATAGGGCAGATCCAGTAACATAGATCCGGTAAAGGCCACCCCCATCAGCGCCAGGGTACGTACTATTATTATAGTTAGTTTCATTATCTGTATTTTTTACTATCCCGGTACATGACCGCTTTAAAACTATGGTAGCTGCTATACTTTGGCTCCCCGTAGTTATAGGTTTTAAAATGCGGCAGGTAGTTAAAATAGGTTTTAAAAAAGTTAGCAGTACTTCCCAGCTTTAAGGCTATGGCTGTTTTTTCCTGCTCGGTTAGATTATCGGTTTTCATGCGTAAAAATCGGTATTAGGGTCATTGTATACACTCTGCGGGGCGCTCTCTTCCCGGTCATTATTTAGGATCCCCGCCAGGGCCATAACCATCGCTATTAAGGGATCTATGCGGCGGGTGCTATGCTTTTTGCTTAGCCTTATATTTTCGTTAGGATCTATATAAACCCCGCAGCCTGATAGGCACCATACCAGCAGCGGGTTACCCCCATGCCGCAGCTTTCCGCTTAGGGCTAATTTTTCCAGCTCTTTAGTGGGGTAGCTAAAATAGGTTACTGTTTGGGCGAATTGCTGGCAGTCCAGGCCCGCATCCTCCAGGTTATTTACCAGCTGGGTAGCCAGGTACCTATCATAGTTAAGGCTCTCCATATTGAGCAAAGCGGCGTATTTTTCTATATAGGACTGTAATATATTGTAGTCTACCACATTACCAGGGGTAGGGGTTAATACGGTAGCCTCCTGGGCTAAATGCGTAAAATCCCCAGGCAGGTCGGCGGGTAGCTCCAGGATCTCCGCCATTTTTTTAGTAGCCCAGGCCCTATAGGGTACATGGTCATTTCTACTACGGGCATCTATCGTATCCGCTGGGCAAAAATTAAAAGTTAACACATCATGCACCCCCTCGGCATCCGGGTAGGATATAAAGGCCAGGCTGGTTATATCGGTGGTAGCGCTTAGATCTATCGCCCCTTTACAGCCGTTTTTTATAAAATTAGCCACCTGTACCGGGGCATTACCTTTAGCCCATACCTGCAGATCTATCCACATATCAGGGGCATCGACCCATATATTTAAATGCTTTGTTTTAAAATTATATTGCTTACTAGGCTGCAGTACCGTATCCTGGTACTCTTCCTTTAAGCGCTCCAGCTCCAGGCCAGCCCCTAGCAGCGGGTTAGCTTTACCCCATACTGTAGGATCCTGCCAGTTATCGGCGCTGTCTAGTTCGTGGATCATTACCCATAAACTGGGGTTATCCGGGGCCGCCCCATCTAGCATATCCTTTACTACTTTCTCATACTGGTAACATACCCCGCCCACATTAAAGCCGGCGGTAGTTATTTGGTAGGTAAGGGGCTGCTGGCGCTGTATGCTGCTGCTCTCCAGGTTTTCCTTTACGCTATCGTCTTTATGTGCGTGGTATTCATCTATAATACTAAAATGGCTGTT